TGCTAGCTGATCTTCGACCGCTAAATAAACTTCACGATTAACGGCGTACTCTGAATCATCAGGATAGATCCACTCACTAGTAAGCTCGTCATACATAAGCCTATCGTTTAGATCTTGCGCCGTGTCTACATCCACCTGCCATTGTTCGGTGCGGGTGTCATACATAACTACATACTGGTATTGCATTGTGTTGCCCCTATCATTCATTGTGTATTCATTGTGCCCCTATGACACAATGAAAGTCTAGCGGATCTTATCTAGCTAGCCCACCCGCACACCGTACCGCGTGGCACGGGGTGCAGGCTAGTCATCTAGACTATTCTGACCAATGGCTTGGAATTACCACGCCGTTATCTTTGGCACGGGTTAGCCACTCGTCAACCGTGTATCTCAATTCCTGAAACACACTAATCAAGCTAGCTAGATCATTACCGTAATAGTCGCGAGCTATCCACTCGCGGGTTTCGTCAATGACCATAAACTCTTGCTCGCGATAAAGTTTATTTGTATCCACCTTGCACCTCCTATCTATCCCTATCTAGTTACGGATCAGCTTAATCCGTGGGCTAGGTAGCCCGCCCGCACCCCGTGCCGTGTGACACGGGATGCAGGCTAGTTACCTAGGGGCGCAGGCAATCGTGCTCGCGTGCGCCAGTTAAACCATTGAGTAGATCCCAGTTAGGATCAGGGTTATCCCAATCCTCCCAAGCACCAATACCGCAATGATGACATTTCCAGCTAGTCGCTGGCATTGACCATTCCTTAAGGTGTACGGTAACTCCGTTAGGCCAGTAGTTAAGGCCTCGCTCCGTAGACCAAGGGTCTAGCTCGCTCATAATTTCTCCTATCGTGAGCTCGCAACAATTTGTTGCTAATTCTATTATACCACCCTTGTCAAGTACCCTTGATTATTCGGCGTGTCGCACTAGCACCAAGCTCGGCTTGATAGGTGCTGGCCTGCGTACCTGATCAGGTGTATGCCGTGCCTTTAGGTGCGCTGTCATAGCCACGGATACCTGCGATAGCTTGGCGTAGTTATCCGACACCCAATCACAATGGTCACACACTATACGGTATGGTTCATACGTTAGTATGTTGTGTTTAATTGTTAGCATTAGTCTCACAATCCATACATTTACGGTATGAATTACCGCAAGATAAGCTCGACTCTAATGGCTCGGCGCAACACCCATACAGGGCGTGACTGGCTACCGTATTCCAACACTTAACGCATAGCTCTCTAATCATTGGGCACTATGTCCATTCTTGCGCCCGTAACTAAGGGTATCGTGTCTATCCGTGCCCCTGCCATAATGTCGGATCGCATTAGATCGGATAGCTCGTCAATGACTAGCGATTCAAGGTCAGGCGTATCCCCGTATCCATCGCTATCTATGTCTATCTCTATCGTCACCCTAGTAATCATTACTTAGCCCCGTTCCAAGCGTAGTCATACAATAAGTCTGCCACGGCCTTGGCCTTTAGTTTCGTGCCGTTAGTGTCGTAAACGTGTACGCCTGCCAGCTTGCCTAACTCTAGGCGGATCTCACCTAGTGCCTGATACAGGCCGTGTTCGTTAAAGGCGTGCCCGATTACTGCATCACCCTTTACTATTTGATAGCTACCCGTGCCCGTGTTACACCCTGCCACGTGTGCCGTAATTGTATCCGTGCCACACTCTAGACATTCCATAGGATCACACCGCCTTTATGTCTGCACGGAATAAGGCCACGGCTTGCGCCTTGGTATAGCCGTAGTAGCTACGCGCTACGCGGTAGCCCCCGATTATGTCGGAGATTACCCAAGCGCCCGCGTGATTTTTTTCTATCGTCATTGTATTGCCCCTATCGTTAGTTACTGGCCTAGCACCAGATAGCCAAGCACGGGGCGGGATAATGTCCCGTGCCTGACTAACCCGCGCTAGATCTCGCGATCTTTTAACTGTCCACCTTGCCCGAATAGTGCCCAACTTAGGGCGTCAACTACGTGTTGGCTACGGCTATACCCGTACCCGCCCGTATGGATCATCCAACGCCCCTCGCGATCCTTTAATGTCTGCGCGGTGGCGTGTCCAATTAGCCACGTTAGGGGCACGAGCTGGCCGTCGCGGATAAGCCAAGCGCGTACGTATGCCGTGCCTACGTTGCCAACGTAAACGGTATCCGTGTAGATCGTAGCCCCTGCCTGAATGTCGTATTCTTTCAATGATTCAAGGGCGCTGGCCTTTAGTTCGGCCTTGCGTGCCTTAGTAAGTGTTGCCATTATCTTAGTTCCTATCTGTTGCCTGATCTCATCAGTACCCGCCCTACGGGTAGACGGCTCGCGCCGTTTCGATCTAGTTAGTGGCCTTGACTAAGAATAGCGCGATCACGCCCGCGGTCATTAACCAACACGCCAGCCCGATCAAGCTATCTCGCAGGCGGTAGGCCTTGGGTGTCCAATTCCATTTCATACGTCTTTTACCCACACCCGTACGAGCTGGCCGACTTCGTGGCAATAGCGACACGGGCTTTCGGTTTCGTAGCCGTTGCCATTATCTACCCAGCACGCCTCATTTACGCTGTTACAGCTTAGGCACTTGCTAAAATACCATAGTTCTTTAGACATAATTAAGCCTCATTTCCACATAAACAACACACTATGCCGTCCCAAAAGGTGTGGCGCTTTCCACATTCAAAACATTTTTTCATTAGATTATCCCTATCTATTGCTGGGCATTGTTGCCCATAACTTGACCATAAGCCCTGCTCTAGCTGGTGTCAAGGACATTTGGAAACTTTTTTTTGTGGCGTGCGTCACACTCTCACGGCCTGCCAATTTCCCCTAGGTGTCCGCCGTGTCGGTAGCTCCGTCCAGCTGTATTGACTGTCCGTGCCATTAACAACACACACCAGCCAGTTGGCCACACCTTGCACCTTGCCCAGCCCCAGACACGGCACGCCCTGCCCTGCAAGTGGCACGGGGGGCACGGCCAAAACATAGGGGGGTATGCCTTGCAAAACAGGCCAACCAAGCCAACGACCCGCGGGTTTTTAATACGCGATACGTATGGTGTATAGTATCCAGTAAAATAATTTTTCTAAAGTAGCTGCTATAAATCGTTGTAATTAAAGGGTTTTTAGTACGTTACCAAAATGTTATAAAAGTTTTTTGTCAATATGCGTGGTAAAGCATACATTTCCCCCCCTTAGTATTAGTGAGGGGCTTCGCCCCTAGAAGCCCCGAACCTTCACGGTTGTTACGGTTCGTGGAACGCCAGTGGAACGGACCGTGACGGCTCGCAAGCTTCGCTTGCTCACCGTATAAAAATGGTTTTTTCACTACCAAGGTTTTATTCTAGGACTACTACTAACCAGGCTTCTCCTTGGGAGTAAAAGCATGGAGGTACAATGTCTAGCCCTAAGAGAAATTCGCAGCATCGTACCGTTGGTACGCTAACTGCTGACCAGGCCAAGGAAAGATTACTTTCCCTGCTCCAGGATGGCTTCTCGGTGGCAGATGCTTGCGCTGGAGTTAACAAGTCCGAGAAGACGTACTACTACTACATCCAGTCTGACCCTGAGTTTAATCGGGCAGTCAAGCTTATGCGGGCCGTACAGCAGCGTAAGGGACATATCTCGGATGAAGACAAAGACATTACCTTTGAAGAATTTAGATCCAAGTATTTGAACTCGGTGACCTTCGGTCACCAGTTAAATGTGGTGGACCTGATCGAGAATCGGCCGCCGCGCTGGGTACATGAAGCAATGACGTACGAGGCAGGATTGCCGCAGTACGTATTAGTCAACATGCCGCCTGAGCACGCCAAGTCTATGACGGTCTCTATTGACTACATTACCTACCGTATCTGTACAGACCCAAACATCCGTATTAAGGTAGTTTCCAAGACACGGGAAATGGCCAAGGAGTTCTTGTATGCTGTTAAGCAGCGCCTTACCTCCCCTTCCTACGCGGAGCTACAAAGACGCTACGCTCCAGCTGACGGTTTCAAAGCAACGTCAGATAAGTGGACTGCGGATGCAATTTATCTTGAGCGAGATTCAGGTGAAAAGGATCCGACACTTCAAGCTTTGGGTATTGGCGGGCAGATCTACGGTGCCCGTGCAGATCTCATCATCCTCGATGACACAGTTACTCTGGCAAATGCTGGAGAGTACGAAAAGCAGATCCGATGGATCCAGCAAGAAGTTCTAACACGTGTAGGACCTACAGGTAAAATCCTTGTAGTAGGTACCCGTGTAGATCCTGTAGATTTATATCGCGAAATTCGTAACGAAGATCGCTACCCTGACGGTTCATCCCCTTGGACCTACCTAGCAATGCCCGCAGTTCTGGAGTTTAATGATGACCCAAATAAATGGGTCACGTTGTGGCCGCGCTCGGATCGCCCTTGGGCTAATGATCCCGTTGATCCTGACCAAGATGGCTTCTTTCCTCGGTGGGATGGAGTTAGACTCCGACAAAGACGAGGACTTCTAGACCCTAAAACCTGGGCAATGGTTTATCAACAGCAAGACGTACAGTCTGAATCAGTGTTTTCCCCTGAAGCAGTACGTGGATCTGTTAATGGTATGAGAGCTTGCGGCCAGCTGATCGCTGGTGCTGCAGGTCACCCGAAAGAAACCAATGGTTTCTATACAGTATGCGGCTTAGATCCCGCTATGTCTGGTGACACGTTCGGTGTTGTGGTGTCGGCTGATAGAACGACAAAAAAACGGTATTTACTTGATGCGTCACGTATGCCCGCACCCACACCGCAACGTATTCGTGAACTTATTATGACGTGGACTGAGAAGTATAGCCCACAAGCATGGGTTATTGAGAAAAACGCCTTTCAGTTGTTCTTAACCCAGGACGAACAGATTAATCAGTTCCTAGCTTCTCGCGGTATTAGACTTATTAGCCACTACACGGGTGCTAATAAAATGGATTTGGAGTATGGTGTTGCTTCCCTTGGACCCCTGTTTGGTCAGTTGGAC